ATTCTTCAAAGACACAACGGTGGTAAATACAAAACAGGCAAATCTATGACCAAACTCTCAACATCATTCGAGTCACTCGAAGAAGGTGTTAGCACGGAGTTTAAGCAATATCAAAACTTACCGATGTCACTTTATTCCAACTTTGTAGAAGATGTAATAAATCATAAGGCGGTATATCCTGTTGTAGATAATATAGAGGACTTAATAACTAAAGCATTTTTTTCACAGAGAGGGTCTAAATCGGCAGTAGTATATCCGATAAAAAAAGGTTCGGAATTTATTGCCATTGTAGGTTTTGAGTGGACCCATAAGCCAGAAAAATTGGATAATATATTTTCCAAGATTGAGGCAGACGTAAAATCAATGGGAGATACCCTTTCTAAATTATTATAGGAGCCATTATGAGTTCTGAACATAACGAGGAATTTGATAACAAAGAAAATTTGTTGAGTGAAGAAGAAAGTTCGAGTCTAAATACATCAGGAATAAAAAAAGGAAGAAAGACAATAAAAAATAAAATACAGTTTCAATTAACATTGAACGAAGAACAAAAAAGAATAAAGGCAGATGCTCTTCGTGATGATATTTCGGTATTTGTTGGTAAAGCTGGTTCGGGAAAAACATTGTTAGCAACACAAATTGCTCTCGAATGTTTCTTTTATCGTGAAGTTGAAAAAATAATAATTACAAGACCAACTGTGTCTAATGAAGATTTGGGATTTCTTCCTGGTAATATAAAAGAAAAGATGGATCCTTGGTTGTCTCCTATACAGGCGAATATGTTTCAACTGTATCATAAGGAAAAAATTGAAAAGTTAATGATGGAAGATAAAATAGAAATTGCTCCTATTTCATTTCTTCGTGGTAGAACATTTGTTAATGCCTGTGTAATTGTTGATGAATCACAGAATGTAACAAAGGCACAAATGGAAATGATATTATCTCGTCTTGGTATCAATTCAAAGATGATGCTGACAGGTGATATATCACAAATTGACTTAAAACAGAAAAAAGATTCTGGACTTCCATATTTATTTAATATGAAGGATAAAATAAATGGATTGGGGGTTTATGAATTAAAAACAAACCACCGTCATCCTATTGTTGATGATATATTAAAGTATTTTGAAGAAACAAAATCCGAGAAGTAAATGGTAGAAATTCCTATATGGCCTGGTACTTCCAGTTTTACAACTGGAAGTACCCCTTTTGGTACATTTGATACTGATGTAGACTTTCAAGTAGAAATTGATAGGTTTGCAGATTGGTGTGCTAAACGTTTGGGTTATCCCATAGTTGATGTTGAATTGCAGGATGTAAATTTTTATGCCTGTTTTGAAGAGGCGGTATATGAATATTCGTATAATGTGAATCAATTCAATATACAACAGAATATGCTGAGCATAATGGGTTCGTCAACCAGTAATAATTTGACTCAAAGAAATATTTCTACTGGAATGGGTCCTTTAATACAACTTGCAACTGAATATGGCAGTGAAACGTTTACAAACGGTAATATAAAGTTTCATTCAGCGTCTATCGATGTGATAACAGGTCAACAGAAATACAATTTAGATACATTGATTCGTGATATAAAAGTTCCATCTGGCTCCATAGAGATAAAAAGAGTTCATCACTATTCACCACCGGCCTCCATGCGATTCTATGATCCTTATTTGGGCAATCAGGCAATGTTAGATACGTTTGGATTTGGTGCATATTCTACCGGTGTGTCATTCATGTTAATGCCAATGTATGCAGATTTACTTCGTGTTCAGGCGATAGAGTTCAATGACATGATGCGTAAATCTGCATATACTTTTGAGTTGATAAACAATGAACTTCGTATATTTCCAGTTCCAACAAAGAATTACAAACTATGGATTGAATATATTGTAAAAGAAGAAAGAAGTAATCCATTAAAATATCCAAATGGTCAAGTTTCCGATATGTCAAATGCTCCATATGATTTTATGGAATATTCAAGAATAAATTCGCCTGGCAAAACATGGATATACTCATTTGGATTGGCATTGGCAAAAGAAATGCTTGGATATATTCGTGGAAAATATGGCAGTATTCCAATACCAAACGGTGAAACTTCTCTAAATGCTGCAGATTTATTATCAGCGGCAACTGCAGAAAAACAATCATTGGTAGAACAATTAAGAACAATGCTTGATACAATGACAAGAAGTAAATTATTGGAAGCAAAAAGATTGGAAACAGAAGCACTCGGTGCAAGTCTTAATGGAACTCCTTTAGCAATTTACATAGGATAATAAAATGCCATTATTTCACGGACAAAGAGACGCCGGATTGATTCATAAATTTAATATGGAACTGATTAACGATATAATTGATACAGAGGTTGCTGTCTATAAATTATCATTACAAGATACTAAAACTAATATTTACAACGAATCGGATAAAAAGATATATCACAGTCCTATAAAAATACCCGCATTGATAGATTATCAACCGCAAACTTATGAGGGAAATGAATTTGGACAAGATTATCAACAATCTGCAACGTTTGGATTTATTCGAGAATATCTGAAAAGTGTTGATATTTTCATAGAAGTTGGTGACGTAATTGAGTATAACGGAGAATGGTGGGAAATAGATGCGATTCAAGAAAATCAATTCTTTGGTGGAAAAAATCCAGATTATTCTTTTGCTACTGAAAGATGGGGTCACAATGTTTCTATTATTGCAAATACACACTTAACACGTAGGTCTAGAATACACATAGAAGAATTTAGACCAAATGTGGTAAACAATTCAAATGATATACCGAGCAACATATAATGGAAAATTCAAACAAATATAGAAAACCACCGTTAAGAAGAACACGTGATAGTTTTATAGACGATAAGAATTTACAAGAAAATCCAAGATATGACCTTGGAAAAAATCGTCATAGACAGATACGTAGAGATAAGGATAAAACAAGAAGTTTAGGTGTTACACTATATGATATTGATTTTGCTGTAAAATCTTTTATAGATCAAAAAATACAATTAAAAGTTGAAGATAATGGGGAAAGTATATCTGTTCCAGTTTTGTATGCAAATGCAGAAAAATGGGCATCGATACAAAAAGACGGATTTCTGAAAGATAAAAAGGGAAAAACACTTGCACCACTTATAACATTCAGACGTTCAAGTGTTGCCATGAAAAATGAACTTCGTAGAAACAAGGTTGCAACTCAATATCAGTTGGGATATTTCATGCAACAAAGATACAACCAAATAACACCGTATGATAAATTTAGTACGTTGTATCAAAATAAAAAATCAATGGAATATTTCATAACACCAATTCCAGATTATGTTGATGTTAGTTATGATTTTATCATTTGGTGTGAATATCAAAACCAATTAAATTATGTTATTGAAAACTTCATATACTTTGGCGGACAATCTTTTGGTGAAAGAAACTTTTTCAAGTTTTCAACCTATTTGGATTCTATTGGAATCGAAGATTCAAATACAACCGGACAAGATAGATTAGTCCGTGCATCATTTCAATTAACCGTTCATGGTTATCTATTACCAAAGAACGTTGCAGCAGAAACAACAACTAAAAGAATTGTTACTCCAAATAGAATTGAATTTCGTGACAGAACTGTTGGATCCAGTTTCTTCAATGCTGATTTCATAGATAGACCCGAACCACCGATTGGACCAAAAAGAGTTAAATCTCCAAAAGAGGCAACATATAAGAGTTTGAATCAAGACTCTGAAAATTTAACAGATAAAATAGAAAGAAAAATTCAAAACGAAGTTAATCAAGAATCAAGTCCTACACAAACAAATGCTTCATTTGGATCTATTGAATCTAATGTTAATTTTGATCCAAATCCTCCACAAGATGAATTTACTGTTAGCAATGAATCGGCACAAACTGAAAATATAGGATCATCTTTATTTTCTGGTGCTGGATCGATTACATCTAATCAAAATAATATTTGATTATTTTAATATCTTGGAAAAAATATATCATATTTATAGATGTGTTACATAATTTTTAATATTTAAGAGGTTTTTTATGTCAAAGTTTAATGAATTGTCATCTGATGACTTGGTTTTGCCTAAACCCAATGAAGAAAATGGAAAACAAATTGATGCAAAGGATTTTCAAAGTGAGGATATTGATGTAGTTAAAGGACTTCAATCGAGTTATGCCCTTACAACTGCTCAAATCGGTCAAATTGAAATTGAATTGCACCTTTTACACAAAAGGTTAGAACAAGTACAAGAGATAAGAGAAGAACTTTTCAAAAAATATGCAAAATTGCAAGAAGAAGAAGGTAGTTTGGTTAAGAGTTTAAATGAGAAATACGGAGACGGCGTTCTTGATTTAGATTCCGGTAAATTTATACCAACTGAATAATGGTTTTGTGTTTTTTAATTCATATTTATATGAAGATTTAATTACATAATTTTCTGGAGATAATAGTGGCTAATGAAAGAATTATAAGTCCTGGCGTGTTTACCAATGAGAAAGATTTATCTTTTCTCCAAACGGGTGTTGGAGCTATTGGTGCCGCTCTGATAGGACCAACAATTAAGGGACCCGCGTTTGTTCCCGTAGCTGTGAGCAACTATACTGATTTTGTTGCTCAATTTGGTAGTTTGTATGAAAATTCATACTTGCCATACACAGCAAAAAGTTATTTACAGAACTCTGGTGGTGCTACCATTGTTAGAGTTTTAGGATCAGGTGGTTATTCTTTGAAACATCCAATAGCATTAGTTGCTAGTGGATCATATGGAAAAAGATTGATTTCCTTATTACACCCAACGTTTGCTATAAACAATGATGATGAAGACTCATTATTTGGTAAATCAACCATTTCAAGTGATAGTGGTAGTTTCTCACTTATAATTTCAGGTGGATTCACAACTGATGAAACATCATTTACGAATGCTATAAATGAAAAT